TGATGCCTGCTAAGTGGCTCGCCGAACTGGTTGAACGTGACCTTAAAAAAGGTACCCGCTACTGGTCGGTCGAAGGTCGCCTGTGGTCCGAAGAGAACCCCGACTCGTATGCCGGTGTCCACAACTTCGATGGCGTTATGGTGATCTTTGACGAAGCGAGCGGTATCCCTGACCCCATCTGGTCGGTGACGGCAGGCTTCTTTACGGAGAACACTCCGCACCGTTTCTGGCTGTCCTTTAGCAACCCCCGTCGTAACGAGGGCTACTTCTTCGAGGCGTTTCACTCTAAGCGTGCGTTTTGGAACACCCGCAACATTGACGCTCGCACCGTTGAAGAAACCGATAAGTCGGTGTATCAGCAAATCATCGACGAATACGGCATCGACTCACCGCAAGCCAAAGTAGAAGTCTATGGCGAGTTTCCTTCTGAGGGTGATGATCAGTTTATTCCTCCTAGTTTGGTGGATCAGGCTATTGCTCGCCCTGCTTATAAGGACGAAACCGCGCCGATAGTCATTGGCGTTGACCCTGCCCGATCTGGCGCTGACTCTACCGTCATTGCCGTGCGTAAAGGCCGCGACATCCTTGCTATCAAACGCTTTAAGGGCGAAGACACGATGGAGATTGTCGGTCGCGTCATTGATGCGATTGACGAGTACCAGCCTGCGCTCGTCGTGTTAGACGAAGGTGGATTAGGCTACGGCATCCTTGATCGCTTGAAAGAGCAGCGTTATAAGGTGGTTCGTGGCGTTAACTTCGGATGGAAGTCCAAGACCCCGGCTATGTGGCAGAACAAGCGTGCAGAGTTGTGGGGCGAAATGAAGTCGTGGCTGAAAGACGCTGCGCTGCCGAACGACCGGCAACTAAAAGCAGACCTCACAGGTCCAAAGCAGAAGATCAATTCCTCTGGTGCTATCCTGCTGGAGTCTAAGAAAGACATGAAATCGCGTGGCGTTGCCTCGCCTGACGCTGCTGACGCCATCGCCGTTACGTTTGCGTATCCAGTCGCTCACCGCGAATACCGCGAGCGTCCCCGCACGATTACCACTCACCGCGATAGCGGCATGATCAACACTTGGATGGGTGCCTAATGGCTAAGAAGTCTGTCAGCCTCTCAGTTGGTAGAGGAGAAAAACAGCCCGTGTCAAGAGGGGCGGGATTGACCGCGAAAGGTCGTGCAAAATACAATCGTGCAACGGGGTCTAAATTGAAGGCTCCGGCGCCCAATCCGAAGACAAAAGCGGATGCAGGACGTAAAAAGTCGTTTTGCGCCCGTATGAAGGGTGTCGTTCGCAACGCCAAAGGGCCAGCCGAGCGAGCCAAAGCGTCACTTAGACGATGGAAGTGCTGAAATGGCTGCTAAAAAGGGACTATATGCGAACATTCATGCTAAACGCGCTCGAATCGCTGCGGGATCGGGCGAGAAAATGCGTAAACCGGGTTCTAAAGGCGCTCCAACGGCTGCCGCTTTCAGAAAATCCGCCCGAACTGCCCGAAAACCCGCCAAATCCTCCAAAAAAGGTTAAGAAACATGTACGGAAAGAAAAACCCCGGTCCAATCGGCGTGTCTCGAAGCGCAACAATCGGAGACATGATTGAAAACAGCCGGATGCAGAAGCCCCGGATGCCTGCTCCGCGTATGCCTAAGCGCGTAAACGACGAGATGATCCGCACGACGATTGATTTTCGACCGTCGCCAATGGGTCGTCGAGGAATGCGTTAATGCCTCTCGTAAAGTCTGCGTCTAAGGGCGCTTTTCGGAAGAATATCCGCGCCGAAGTGAAGGCAGGCAAGCCCGTAAAGCAAGCCGTTGCCATCGCGTATTCGGTCAAGCGCCGCGCTGCGGCTAAGGGTAAGAAGGGCAAGTAATGGCTAAAGACCCAACAGGGATGAAGGGCGCGGCTCAGGTGGCTAATACGCCCCAGAGTCGCCGTGGGCGCAGTACGGCGGATATTCTCGCCCAAGCGCGTACTCGGATGCAGTTGTCCCTGACGGCTTATAGCGAGTCTCGGGACAGCGAACTTGATGACTTGCGCTTTATGGCGGGTAGCCCGGACAACCGCTGGCAGTGGCCGCAAGAAGTCCTAGCCACCCGTGGCGCAGTGCAGGGTCAGACGATTAACGCTCGTCCCTGCCTAACCATCAACAAACTGCCCCAGCACGTTCGGCAGGTCACGAACGACCAGCGTCAGAACCGCCCTGCGGGCAAGGTCATCCCGGTCGATGACAAGGCTGACGTTGAAGTCGCCGAGGTGTTTGACGGTATTGTCAGGCATATTGAGTACATATCGGATGCCGACGTTGCTTACGACACCGCCTGTGAGAATCAGGTCACGTATGGCGAAGGCTATATCCGCATCCTGACCGAGTATTGCGACCCGGATTCGTTTGACCAAGACATCCGTATCGCTCGCGTTCGTAACTCGTTCTCGGTATATATGGACCCGCACATTCAAGACCCGTGCGGAGCCGATGCAGAATGGTGTTTCATAACCGAGGACATGCCCCGTGAGGAGTTTGAGCGTCATTTTCCTGACGCCGAACCCATCTCGTCGATCCAGAGCCGTGGTATTGGTGACGAGAATCTGGCGCAGTGGATTACCGACGATTCAGTACGGATTGCGGAATACTTCTACGCTTACTATGAAAAGGCGAAGTTAAACCTGTATCCGGGCGGTATGACCGCCTACGCTGGCTCACCTGAAGCCGCACAGATGGAGGCAATGGGCCTCGCACCGATTCGCACTCGTGACGTAGACATCCGCAAGATTAAGTGGATGAAGACGAACGGCTACGAAGTGCTGGAAGAGCAGGAGTGGCCGGGTAAGTGGATTCCGGTTGTCCGCGTAGTCGGCAACGAATACGAGGTTGAGGGCCGTATCTACATCAGCGGCCTCGTGCGTAACGCTAAAGACGCGCAGCGCATGTACAACTACTGGGTATCCCAAGAGGCTGAAATGCTCGCCTTGGCCCCCAAAGCGCCGTTTATCGGCTACGGTGGGCAGTTCGAGGGATACGAGCATCAGTGGAAGACCGCTAATACCCAGAACTGGCCGTATTTGGAGGTCAATCCTGACGTTACGGACGGCGCTGGCAATATGCTGCCGCTGCCCCAACGTGCCGCCCCACCCCTTGCACAAACCGGCCTTATTCAGGCTAAGATGGGCGCGTCGGACGACATTAAGTCTACGACGGGCTACTATGACTCTAGCCTTGGCGCCACGTCTAACGAGCGTTCGGGTCGGGCCATATTGGCGCGTGAACGTCAGGGCGATACGGGGTCATATCATTACGTCGATAACCTTGCCCGCGCTATCCGCTACGTCACGCGTCAACTCGTTGACTTGATTCCGAAGATTTACGATACCCAGCGTATCGCTCGCATCATCGGCATCGACGGCGAAACCTCGACGGTGCGTATCGACCCGATGCAACAAGAGCCTGTCCGTCAAGTGATGGATCAGGCTGGCATCGTCATTGAGAAAATCTACAACCCGTCCGTAGGTAAGTACGACGTAGCCGTCACGACCGGCCCGTCCTACATGACCAAGCGCCAAGAGGCGATGGACGCGATGTCGCAAATCCTGCAAGCCAACCCGAACCTTTGGGGTGTGGCAGGCGACCTGTTCGTCAAGAACATGGATTGGCCGGGAGCGCAGGAAATTGCCAAGCGCCTTGCCAAAACGATTGATCCCAAGTTGCTCTCCGATCCTGACGAAGACCCAGCGTTGCAGGCTGCTAACCAGCAAATTGAGGCAATGGGCGCTGAGATGGATCAGATGTTCCAGATGCTCCAGAACGTCTCGCGTTCGATGGAAGCGACAGAACTGCGTATCAAGGAGCAGGAAGCGCAGATTAAGGCGTATGACGCCGAAACCAAGCGTATCAGCGCGGTTCAGGCCGGAATGTCTGAAGAGCAAATCCAAGACATCGTGATGGGCACAATTTCGGGTATGATGTCAACAGGTGATTTAATGCCCATGGAAGTGCCCCGTGAGGCACCCGGAATGGGCGAGGAAATGGTATGAAACCGGCTGACTTCGTAGGTTTGTTGTTCCTAGCGCGGGATGTGACCCATTCTGTGCATTTGAACACCCGTTCGTATGCCAAGCACAAGGCTCTCGGTAAGTTTTACGAAAGCGTTATTGGGCTGGCAGATGCCTTCGCGGAGGCTTATCAGGGCCGTCACGGCCTAATCGGGCCTATCTCACTTCAGTCGGCGAAAAAGACTAGCAACGTCATTGAGTTCTTGCAGGACCAGTTGGCCGAGATCGAGGCTAACCGCTACAAGTTCTGCGACAAGGAAGAGACGGCGATTCAGAACATTATTGACGAGATCGTCTCGCTGTATCTCAGCACACTCTACAAATTACGCTTCTTGGCTTGAGGTAACAACATGGAACTTCTTAATCCCCTTGCTGACGGTCTGTTCCCAGCCAAGACCGCTTCTTTTACGGGCACGGCTGGCTCAACTGGCACATGGCCCGCTGGCCCGCAAGGCGTTGTGGTGTGGTGTACCGAAGATGCCTACGTCCTTGTGGGTGAAGGCGTCACCGCTACGACCAGCAGCACCCCGATCCCGGCTAACACGCCGGTTCCTTTCCTCGTTCCGCAGGGTACGGGCGCTCCGTGGCGTGTGAGCGCCATTCAAGTGTCCACTGGCGGTACGGTTTACGCAAAGCCTATTAACCAAAACTAATGGCTCGTTATTTTGGAGTTCCGATACGTAATAGCGTAGGTCTTGGCCTAGGCGGTATCGTTTCTTTAAAAGGCAACGCAGGCAGCAGCGGCCCTCCCGCTCCGTCTGCCGTTGACTACCTTGTCGTTGCAGGCGGCGGCAGTGGTGGTGAATTCAAATGGCGGTACGATGCAGGAACTGGCTACGAGGTTTTTTTATTTGGCGGCGGTGGCGGCGGTGGCGGCGTAAAGACCGGAACTGGACTAGCCGTTTCCGCAGGCACGACCTACACGGTTACTGTTGGCGCTGCTAGCAATAACTCGGTGTTTTCAACTATCACCTCAACTGCTGGCGGTTATGGCGCTTCATACGCAAATGGATATGGAGGAAACGGCGGTTCTGGAGGCGGCAGCACTGTATTTGGTCAGTGTAATATTGCCGAAAACTGGTCAAATCTTTTTCAGGCTTATCCGGCTGGCTCAACTGTGGGCGGTGGACAAGGCTATGACGGCGGTGCGTATTACAATGTCGGCGGCGTTAACTACGACTCAAATGTTGTAACAGGCGTTTCAGGGGGTGGCGGCGGCGGCGGCGAGGTCGGCAGTACAGACGGAAACGGCGCAGGCGGTGACGGCGTAGCGTCATCTATTTCTGGCACATCTGTGACCTATGGCGGTGGT